ATAAAAACGCTTTGCGCCTTGCCAGTAACGAAATCAATGTAGCCTATAAGTCCTCCGATTGGTTGCGCATACAGCAAAACCCTGATGTAGTAGGCTTTGAAGTACGCCTATCCCCACAGCACAAAGTCTATGATATGTGCGATGAACTCAAAGGCAAATACCCTAAAACATTCCACTTTCACGGCTGGCACGTAGGCTGCAAGTGCCATATAGTGAGCATTCTCAAAACACCCGATGAACTCATCAAGGAATTAAAAGCTGATGAAGAATTACCCCCCGAAAGTTCATCTAATTACGTAGGTGATGTACCAAGTAATTATAAGCAATGGGTAACAGATAACAAAGATAGGTTTAAGAATTGGAAAACAAAGCCTTATTTTATTGAGTCTAACAAAGGTGTTATAGCGCCAACAATGAATGATGATATTATTCTAAAGAGCAGATATAATAACATTACATTTTCAGAAAAATATAAAGGGAAGAAAGGAGGAATTGTAGAAGTGTTTAATAATGGTAAACAGAGAAAACAAGAGTACAATAAAAATCTAAATGCACTAAAAATACTCGCTGATACGGGAGAAAGATATAGAATGCTTCCTATTATAGAAGATGGAAATAAAAACCCATATGCATTTAACCTAAAAACTAAAAAATATACTGATATAAAAATTGCAGAAAGCACTAATGCTAAAAATATCATTCAAAGCGCAATGAAAGAAGCAAGTAAACAAAAAGCAAGTGAAGTTATAATACATCTACCTATAAAGCCTGATAGTTATAAACAAATGTATAGGTCGTTAAGAAGTAAACTCAATGAAGGACATTATCAATCATTAGAAATTTTAACGGTTATATACCCTAATAATCAAGTAAAAATATACAACCTTAACAGAATAAGAGAGTATATAAAAAAGACACCTCAAATATAATTGCGCATTATATTTGAGGTGCTGGGGGTGCGGTCTATAGTGGCACGAAGCCACGTACCTCACCTTGTAAAGTTCATAAATACCCTTTACAACACCGCAAAGATACAACAATATTTCTAAATAGCAAAAAAAATATGAAAATTAACAACATCAACATACAAAACACTTACAGCACTTACTTGTTAGATAGCAATTACAAAGACATTCTTTGCTTTCCCCCTCTTAAAAAACTTAACTCAAATGATTGGGCTGAGTACTATGGCAAAGAGTACGACACCGATAGCCCTAAACTCGATACACTTCAGATCACTTTATCATTTTTTAGTGAAGCAAACCAGTATGAACCATTCATCAACTTTCTTACGGCTCAAACTTACAATACATTCCATTTTGAAGAACTCAATAAAACATTTCAACTTCGATTAGTATCAGTAAAAAAAGCCAAAAAAGAACAAACATACATCAGCTACGATATTACTTTTGCTTCCGATTTTCCTTTGCAAGGCTATACCTATACCGCCCCCAATGCTACACTACCCACTTCAGGCTTCACTATAGACGGCATAGATATATCCAAATACGGCATTTATCTACTCGAAGAAAACCAAAATACACTCCTAAAAGATTACGAGCTAAAAGAACACCTCACTATCAATAGTACAGCCATTAGCGGGGTGCAATATGCAGAGCATTCTAACGTATTTAAAGAGCGCACCCTCGAACTACATTGCTACATTTCTCAACCCATTAGCACCTTTTGGCAACTATATGAAGCATTGTTGTACAATCTCACCAAACAAGGCGAACGAACCATTAACATCCCCACCTCTTTCGGAGGGGCAGGGGGAGGACTTAATGCTATCTACCAAAAAGCAAGTGTTAAGAACGTTTTTCTTATCCAAAACACCCTAAAAGTAGAATTTATCATCACTTTTGTACTTACCTAACATTACTTCAAATATTTACTAAATAATTACTAAACCACTATATCAGTGCAAAGAGAAGTCCACCTTACCTTTGCACTGTATTATTTATGCACCAATGAAACTCAATTTTAACGCTACATATATAGACATTCTCCCCACTGATGAGAGTTATCGTTACCGCTCTATAATGGGCGAACATACGCTTACCTTATATTTTTCACTATCCACCTATACTGACATTCCAACTGGTGCGTGGTGCGAGTTTGCTAATGAGCGTTATACCCTTAACCAACCTGCAAAAATAGTAAAACATAACACACGCAACTTTGAGTATACCCTCACGATGGACAGCGAGGGCGCAAACCTCAAAAACTACAAATTTCGCAACCCCAACGATAAAACCCTAAAATTCCCTTTCACCGCATCACCTCGCTATCACGTGCAAATCCTTGTCGATTGCCTCAATATGATAGATAGCGGGTGGCAAGTAGGTAATTGTATAGAAGCCTCTGAAAAACTCGTTTCTTACAATCATAACAACTGCCTTGAAGCATTGGAAATGATAGCCAAAGCCTTTGAAACCGAATACGAAATTATCGGCAAAACCATTCATTTGCATAAGGTAGAGTATTTTAAAAACAATCCCCTACCACTTCAATACGGCAAGGGAAAAGGCTTTAAGACCGGTGTAAGTCGCACTACCGAACAAAGTCGTATTACTCGCTTATATGTACAAGGAGGCGACCGTAATATCGACCGCTCCAAGTACGGCAATAAAGAATTATTACTACCTAAATCACAAGAGTACGTGTATGAGGGCGTAACATTCATTTCAGACGACAAAGGGTTATCAATAGCAATCAAGAACGTCCAAAATAACGGATTTGTAAATGAGCAAAGCCTTGACCTCTCACACATATACCCCAAACGCAAAGGCACTATATCGGGTTTCTTTGCAGTAGATATAGATAAACACTTCTACGATGTATTCGACGATTCCATACCACAAGCCCTCGATTTCAATGCAATGCAAATCAAAGGCGAAAAAATGCTTATCTATTTTGAAAGCGGTATGCTATCAGGGCGAGAGTTTGAAGTATCCCATTACAACCACGCTGAAAAACGTTTCCAACTTGTACCCAAAGAAGAAGATGGCGTTACTATGCCCAACGATATATTCCGCCCCAATATAGGCGACGAATATTCTGTTTACAATATGCAAATGCCTAACGCCTACATCAGCGACAACGCTACAAAATCAGGTGCAAGCTGGGAAATGATGAAAGAAGCCTGCAAATACCTATATGAAAATCGCACCGACCTATTCACCTTTACTGGTGACTTAGACGGTATATACGCCAAAAAACACTGGGCAACCATAGGAGGTCGTCTAAAAATGGGGGCTTATATCAATTTTTCAGATACCGAATTTCAACGTACCCCCGTGGCTATTCGTATCATCGGGCTAAAAGAGTATGTAAACAATCCCTATAGCCCACAAATAGAACTATCCAATAAGGTACAAGGACACTCTTTTGCCTCCGAAATGCGCAAACTTCAAAATCAAGAAGTATATTTTGGCGAACTCAACAAGCGCACACAATCACTCACCAAACGTAGTTGGCGTGATGCTCAAGAAACTATCAAGCAAATAGAAGCAGCCTTTCCTGAATATACTAAGAGCATCGTTCCCGCCACTGTACAGACTATGATGGCTCTTATAGGCAACAAGTCCACCCAGTTCGATTTTGTAGTCTCAAAAACAAACCCTATAAAAGCACCTCACACACTCTATTTCGATAAAAACACCAAGCAAATCAATGCAGGTAGTGGCTGGCTCAAACATTTTACCCTTGGTGCTACCGATATAAATCCCAATCGTAATGCCAACAGCTATAAATATTGGAATATCCCCGCTTTCATATCAGGGCGTTTGGACTATAAAGCCAAAACCTATTATCTCTATATCAAAGCCTCCAAAACTGCTGAAACTGGCGAGTTTATTCTATCCGAAAACAAAATAGATATAGAACAAGAAGCGGGCTTTTACCACTTTCTATACGCCACTGTTAATTCAGAATACGAAAGTGAACGTGGTATCGCAAAACTTAATGGATTTACAGAAATCACTGGTGGACAAATCAAAACCGATAAGATAACATCAGGAAATGGAGAGCAGTATATACACCTCTTTGATGACCATATAGAAATCAAAGCCAATCTTAAAATAACAGACGGCAACAAAACCGAGATAAAACAACTTGTAAGCCCTGATTTGCTTTCATTAGAGAATAGATTAAAGTCAAGCATTAAAAATATTCAGATTGGTGGACGTAACCTAATCACTGATAGTAAGAACGATCGTTATAAAGAGTATAAAGGTACGGTAGAAGATTATATCTATTATGGTATAGTAGGAGGTACATTGGAAAAGAATACAACTTATACATTGTCTTTGGAATACAAAAGTGAAAATATTAGAAGTATTGATTTGTTTTTTATAAACGATGGTATTACTCAAACACCTAATAAAAATATTCCAAATACTAATGGAGAATGGAAAAGGGAAACTTTTACATTTACTACCCAACCTAATTTAAGTCCAAAAGGCTCTATACGTATTGATAACAATGGGAGTGATACGGGTAATGTAACCTCTAAACTTTGGACACGAAATGTTAAACTTGAAAAAGGAAACATCGCAACCGATTGGACTCCTGCTCCTGAAGATATAGAAAATCAAATCTCAACCGCTAAAACCGCTACCGAAGCATACGCACGAGCACAAGCAGAACTCACCAAAACACAAGCTATTGCAAATGCCGACGGCAAAATTACAGAAGCAGAACAAAGACAAATACAACAACTCCAATTGAAACTCCAAGAAGCTAAAAACTTTGCCCAGCAAAAAGTGAATGAGTTGAATATTGGGGGAAGAAATCTAATAAGAGAAACAGCTAATTTTACTTTAAAAGATTTGCCTTTCTATTTACAAGCAAACTATGCAGGTAATGCAGGTATAGTATCTGAAACTTTCAGAGGAAATAAGGTTATTAAACTTATTTATAACTGGCAGGGGTTTCAATGTAGAACGACATTTGAAAGTAGACCTACAACCATTTCATTTTGGGCTAAAACAAATAAGCAAAATATAAAATTTCATTATATCGTCGGTGTTAGTAAAACTGTTTATTTAGATGGAAATGATTTAATTTCTGATGGTGAATGGCACAGATATACAATATATGGTAGTAATGGTATAGTTACAAATAATAGAGATGGAAATGGTTTTGTTGAGTTTAATTGTACCTCCGCAGGGAAACATATTGAAGAAGTATATGTTTCTTCTTTTAAAATTGAATACGGCAACAAACCCACTGATTGGTCACCAGCTCCTGAAGACATCGAAAACAAAGTAGCCGATATTCAAACAGACCTAACAACCGCTATCAACAATGCAAAAGCGCAAATTGAAGCTGAAAAAAGGAATATCGAAAACTCAAACGCGCGTATCCAAAAACTCGAAAATAAAACGCAAATATTCAGCGACACACAAATAGACGGCAACGTGGTAGCAACGGGTACGCTTATAGTAGGAAATACACAAGGTACAAAGGCAGGTATTACGGGCACGGGAATGACTAATGATAGCATACGCTTTTGGGCAGGAGAACCCGACAAAACTCAACCTATAGAAACACCACAACAAGCTGAAGAAAGACGTCGTAAATCTGCGTTTTTAGTACAAGAAGATGGAACTTTGATTACTAAAAGTATAAAAGCAGAAGGAGGGATAATATCAGGTAGATTAAAAATGACGAGTGGGTCTATATATTCAGGAGATTGGGATGAAAGACAAAACAGAGTAATAAGTGGTAGTGCTTATACGGGGTCTGGAGTAATATACAGAGAAGATGAAAATGATATTCAAGCATTCTTTGGTGGAATAGCAAGTAATACTTATACCGCTACAAAATCTCTTTTATCATTATATAGAAACCCTAAAAAACCTAAGGGAGTAGGAAGTATTGGTAAATTTACTGGAGTAAACATATCAATTCCTCCCAATCCTAATGATGTTATAGATACTATTTCTTATGACAATAATCGTGCTCAAATAATCAATGGTGATACAATATTTTTAGGTGCTAACGCTCAATTTGAATACGTTTATAATGGTATTGCTGAAAGTTCTACAATAAAACGTTGGTTAGGAATTACCAATAAATTTGTGTTTAAAGATGTAGCTTCCGACCGTCACATAGTCTATTTACCTAACTATTTCGAGGTGTTAGAAATTATGCGTAAACTCGGTTTTAATGTTGTAGGTAGACAAAGTCTTTCATTGTCTTTTGAACTCACCGTAATTATGGGGATGTTCGTAGGAGGTAAAATGATAAGACTACAAGGAGTGTCTTCAGGCTCTATAATAGATAACAATGGAGGTGCTTACAATGGCGGAGATGGATATATAGATATGGGAAAAGGAGATGTAGTTGTATTGCGCCTATTAGGAGGTGAATATCACGTAGTAAACACACGATTTGAATAAATAAAAATAATCTTAAAATTCAATTAATATGCAAATCATTCAAAAAACAACCCGAATTACTGCACAAGAAATTGTGCAAGGAGTAACTGTTATGTACTCCTATGAATTTGAAAATGAAACCAATCCTATTGCCGTAGCATTTTCAGCAACTCGCCAGCAAGATGGTGGTTATCCCTATTTGCAAGGTACGGTTACCCCCAATGACTTCAATGTCCAAAACTCAAACTTCCAACCCTCAGACATTGAACTATACAAACAAATTCAAGAAAGATGTACCGCTATCATCAACGGCACAGAAAAACCCGAAAAACCTAAAAACAAACAGTAATCAATGGAAAAAATCTTTGTAATTCTTTGGATACTACTCGGTATCTACATTC